TAATGCCCGTACTCTCCAACAACGTGCTGGATGACCCGTTGATTCTCGACGGGAACGACAGCTTTTCGGGAGGGCAGTTCAGTGCTTCGCGTGATAACTTAATGCCTCCCAATTCCTATGACATTGGGAAGAACATAGACATTGATCCGTTCGGAAATGCGGCCACCAGACGGGGAGGGTTGCTTCAAATAGCTTATCTGGTTTGGGAGGACGTAAATGCAAACTGGGAGTCGGAGGATTCCTTGTGGGAAGGGCTTGATGCCCCCGTAGTGTCATGCACCTACTTTGACACAGGCCCGAATGAGTATGTCATAGTGGCTGATGGTGCCGGATACCTTAAAGCTATCTCTGAAACCGGATCGCTTCTTGCGATTACGGGAGCAACCTACACGGGGGCAAATGTTAGGTTCGCGCAGATGGGTAACAGGATGTATTTCACGGATGAGAGTGCTGCCCTGCGTTACGTTGATTCATCGCTGGCAGACCAAGCTATTGTTGCTGGTAAAGTGACAGATATTGAGATTGTAGATCAAGGTTCAGGGTACACATCGGCTCCGGCTGTCACATTCTCAAGTGGCAGTGCTACGGCAACGGCCAACCTTGGGTTCGGAGGTAAGGTTGCAAGTGTTACAATCACAAACGCCGGAAGCGGTTACTCTGCTACTACCCCGCCTACTATGACTTTCGCTGCCCCGCCTTCAGGCGGAACACAGGCAACAGGAACGGTGCGTATTACTCAAACTCCCCTGAAGCCCAAACTTTTAGTCAGCCAAAAGAACAGGTTATTTGCCACCAGCGCAGACTCAAGTGTTCCGGTTGATCTAATCTATATCTCTGATGTTATAGACGGGGAATCGTGGGATTTGGCAGCTAACCAGATTGTCGTGGGTGATGACGGTGATCCCATTACGGCTATGATGCCGTGGCAGGAGAACACTCTTTTGGTTTTCAAAGAGAGAAGCATTTACTCTGTTAACACTGATCCACTGAAAGAACCTTTTGAGTGGGAAATTAAGCTCATCAATAACCGGACGGGTTGTGTGGCTGATAAGACTGTTCAGCAGGTTGGTGCTGATGTGTTCTTCCTAACCAGACAGGGAGTGCAGTCGATACAGACCATTCAGGCTGGCACAAGGACTGATGTTTCCCAGCCTATAAGCACGCCCATAGACGAGTATATGGAGAGGATAAACAAGGATGCCCTTGGAACCTGTTGCTCTGTCTACTGGAGGAACAGGTACTTCCTCGCTGCCCCTCTTGATTCAGCTACCACGCCTGACACTGTTTTTGTTTACAACAAGCAAGCTGAAGCATGGTGCGGATTCTGGACAGGATGGGAGCCAAGAACATTTGTTATCAGTGCGTTTGAGGCCAAACTGAAGATGAACTGGGGAGATCAGCAGGGCTACTTCTTTACTTGGGGGGATTCCGTTGCCGAAGCAAGCACCACCGCCGCAGACTATAAGGATGCGGGAGAGGATTATGAGAGTTACATTATCACAAGGGCTTATCGGTACGGAGAGACTTGGGGTGATAAAATCGGTTATTCTGTTCAGTTTAATCTGGAAAACAATCACTCAACCGATGTCACGGGTAATCTTTACTACTACAAGGATTTATCGGACTCCGCGCAAACACTGGCAACAAGCGTAACGCTTCCCTCAAATACAGGACTCATCCGGAAAGGTTACAATCTTATTTCAAAAGGTAGATTTAATCAGTTGCAGTTTAAGATTCAAGCAGACGGAGGAAGGCTTGCCCTGCAATCAGTTCAGACCAGTGCCTTTGGACAACCTATTGACCCACAACGATGACTGCCTTGGATATAATGACATTAACAGTCGGAATCTTCTGTC